AAGAATGGATTTGCTTGCTTCGGTAGTTTGAATCAAGCAGAGAGAGCATGTGTTCTACTTGGTGATGATGCTTATAGAGAATCATTAGACCTTGACAACGATGATGCTCCTTGTTGGCAGATTCCAAGTGGAGAACACTCTACTTTTGCTGGATGGAATCCTCAGTGTGTGCCTACCATGGAGTACATTGTATGGAAACTAAAACGTCTTGACGGTATTATTAAGGGAGAAATCATTGGATAAGTTATCAAAAGAAGAGATGCGGGCTAAGATCAAAGAGTTTTCTGCACTTCTTAGAAGTCAAAGAGAACACTGGGACAAAGAAGACCAAATTGGATTCACATATTCTTGTGATCTAATCTCACAATCACTCATTACATTATACATTCGCTTAGGAAGAGACTAATGGACTACAAAACTTCTGGTGTTGATATTCAAAAGGGTCGATCCTTTACAGAATATCTCAAAGTAATGGCACCTAGGATTGGTGGATTCAATGGAATGATTCATATCCCACCAGGATATGAACAACCCGTACTCGTATCTGGCGCTGATGGTGTCGGAACTAAAATTAATATCTGTAGGATTGCTGATGATTACACCACTATTGGTCAGGATCTCGTTGCTATGTGCGTCAATGACGTTATATGTTCTGGTGCTAAACCATTATATTTTCTAGACTATATCTCAACCAAAACAATTGATGCTAATGTCAGTGATATTGTGTATGGAATTGTTACTGGGTGTGGACTTTCTGGTATGGAACTCCTAGGTGGAGAGACTGCCGAACATTTTAGACAAAGTGACTATGACCTTGCTGGTTTCTGTACTGGTGTTGTAGAAAAATATGATATTGTTGACGGCACTAACATCAGAGAAGGTGATGTAGTCATCGGTATTGAGAGTAGTGGACTTCATAGTAATGGATATACACTGGTCAATGATATGCTGTGGAGAAATTACATCTACTATAAAGAGATGCCTGAGTTGCTAACACCAACTACCATCTATGCTCCTTTAATTAATAATCTATTGGATGATGTTCCTATCCTAGGAATGGCACATATCACTGGTGGTGGTATCCCTGAGAACCTTCCTAGGTGTCTTCCAAAGGGTCTTACAGTTGATGTTAACTATGATGCTTGGGAACGACCAGAACTCTTTAACAAGATCCAGCAGGCGGGAGACATTGCTGAGGAAGAGATGAGAAATGTATTCAATTGTGGCATTGGATTCTGTTTGGTTGTACCACCAGATGCATTAACACTAACTCAAGAGTTGATTGCTGATACACCATTCGGCATGAGGTCTTGGAATATTGGAACGGTTAAAAAAATAAATACATAAATTATTAGTGGGGGGTTGCAAAGACCCCTTTCTTTTGATATAATTAAAAAAACAAGAAACCCATGACTGAAGAAAACGTAATCGTAGATGTTGAAGCTCAAGAAGTTGTTGATGAACCAGTTCAACCACAACAACCAGAGATGTCTTATCAAGAAAGAAAATCATTAGAACGAGCAAGGGCAACAACACTAAATAAAATGTTGAAAAATTATCGTCGTCAACAAAAGAACCCTCTCACTATTGCCAAAAAATTAGGATAGGAGTTTAGAATGCAAGCAGTAGTTTACACAAAAGAAAATTGTCAGTGGTGTGATAGAGTCAAGCAACTTTTTAAAGCAGTTGAAATTGATTATCTAGAATACAAGTACAATACAGATTTTAATAAGAAACAATTCTATAATGAATTTGGGGAGGGTGCCACCTTTCCTCAAGTATCAATTGGAATGAAACACATCGGTGGATGTAAAGAAACACTTCAATATTTGCAAGAGCAAAAAATCCTATGACTCGCACGGAAACAATCACTCAATTTGTAGATACCATCTTAGATGAGTATGTAATTACTAAGAAAAAAATTCGTGTTGATTTCTTTAAGTATCTACAATCCGAAGATATTGATAGGAAAACTATCAATGAATATACATCAGACAAATTTCATTTTGTCACTGACCTTTTAGATGAGGTTGATGGTGCTCTTGGTGGTGATAGGTTTCTGTCAGAAGCTTACGGTAGTTATAAAAAATCTGAACTAAGAGAACTGAAATGTTTATTGGAAAGATTTATAAATGACATAAAAAAATATAAAGATTCTAAAAGGATAGTTCGACGTAAAAAGAAAAGAAGTCCATGTCAGCTGACCAAGGACTTGCACTTAATCCAAAAGCCTGTTATAATAGGAGAGGAAAAATACACTCCCGTTTCCAAGACGGAGATCATTGACTCTAAGTCAGTGTTTTTAATCAACATAAAAACCAATGAACTTCTTTTTTTAACTGGTAAAAAACTTTCTTGTTCTGGTGCAAAGATCATTAATTATGATGAAGAACTTTCTGGTGTCAAAAAAATTAAAAAGATTGATCAAACAATCCAAACTATTATGACAGCAACATCTTTAAATTGTTCAAGATCATTTGGTGAATTGCCAAACAAAACTAGATCTGCACCTAAAACAGTCTCTCCAAATTACTTTCCATTAAGAGTTATTAAATGAGTAACATCCCCGATAAGTATCTAAATACTAATGTAAGGGCTATGTTAAGTGGAGGTAACGTAGAAACGGAACCAGAAAAAGAACCAGAATATGTTTTTTACTTAGATAAATTATTTTCTTGTTTCAAGAAAAAATATCGGGTAGAGTTAAAAATTATTAAGGAACAACCTTAGGAGAAGATCATGACAGAAGTAACTACATTAGTGCTCAGCCTTTTGTTCTGTCTCGTAGGTGTCGGACTGGGTTTCATGTTTGGATGGTTTACTAATGAATATTATTCAGCTTTCATGGAGGCAACGGTTTCGCAGAATACAAACATTCATCCAGAAATGTTAAACGATCAGGGTTTTATGATTGAGGAAGAACTTTTGTCCGTTAGATTCATAGACGAGGAGGATTACGAAGAGGACTAATTATGATTTTAGTTGACATGAATCAATGTATGATCAGTAACCTGATGGTACAAGTGAAAAATAGTAATGGACTTGATGAAAATCTAGTTCGTCATATGGTTTTAAACTCATTGAGAAACTACCGAAAAAAATTCGGTAGTGATTACGGCGAACTAGTTCTTTGTTATGATTCTAAGTTTTATTGGAGGAAGAAAGAGTTTCCTTTCTATAAACAAAATCGTAAAAAAGATAGGGAGAATTCATCCCATGATTGGAATGCTATCTTTGAATGCTTAAATAAAATTCGAGATGAGATTAGGAATAACTTTCCTTATGTTGTCATGGATGTTTATGGAGCAGAAGCAGATGACATTATCAGTGTTCTGATTAAAAATAACTCTGATGAAGAAACACCAGAGAAAGTTTTAATTATGTCTGGTGACAAAGACTTTCTTCAACTTGGTAAGTATTCTTTTGTCTCACAGTATAATCCTGTGCAGAAAAAATATGTTACTCTCGATAACCCCAACGAATTTTTGATGGAGCATATCATCAAGGGTGATCGTAGTGATGGTATTCCAAACTTTCTATCTGATGATGACACATTTGTATCTGGCAAACGACAGAAACCAATTAACAAAAAGAATTTAGTGAAGTGGATTTCTGCAGATCCAAAAAGTTTTTGTACTGATGTTCAATTAAAAAATTATGAACGTAACAAAAAACTTATTGATCTAAGTTGTATCCCTGATGATATTCAACGACAAATTGTCGAAGAATTTAATCGGTTAAATAGTACTGTGAAACAAGGAGTTACACTAGATTACTTCTTAGAAAACAAACTGACTACACTATTAAATGATATAGAGGATTTTTAACTATGGCTGAATTACCTGTAGAAAAATTATTGATCTCCGAAGTTCTTCAAAAGATCTCTAACGCTAAAACTAAAAAAGAAAAAGTAACACTGCTAAAAAAATACAAGAGTCCTGCTCTACAATCTATTTTGATTTGGGGTTATGACGAAAGTGTAAGGAGCATGGTTCCGACTGGTGATGTTCCATACACTCCCAATGACACGCCAGAGGGTACAGAACACACGCTGCTGTTCCATGAGTACAAGAAACTATATCACTTCGTCAAGGGTGGTAATGACAAGCTTGCTCAGGGTCGTAGAGAGATGATGTTCATCCAAATATTAGAAGGCCTTCACGAAAGTGAAGCAAAAGTTTTATGTCTTACTAAAGATAAACAACTCAGTAAAAGATACAAGATTACTAAAGCATGTATTTCTGAAGCTTATCCAGAAATTCAGTGGGGAAATCGTTCATAGGAAAACACATGGTATTATCAAGCGCTGATGTAGCTAATTTCAAATCCGTATACAGTGTAATCTGTATTCATATAAACTGTGATCCCTCAGCTGCTAAAGATAAAACTCTGCCGCGAAGTGCATACTTAGTAAAGTGTGACAATGGGACTGAAGTATGGTATGATATAGTCATGGGATCAAATATTGATATTTTCAATGCATACTATGATAAATATGGTAACGTTGTAAAGAACATTGGATGGACCGATGGTTCAGTTCCCGCCAAACTTTGGGGATACACTCAAAAAGAAGACACCAAAAAGAAAAAGTGATTATGACTTCAAACATGACCGCAAAATTAGTTTCGGTTACTCCTGATGCTGAACAGACAATGGCGTATATCGCTAGAGTATCTAACCCAGCTAATCAGGATAATGTAAAGTATGCAAAACTCCTTGGTTATTGCATCAAGCACAACCACTGGTCTGTGTTTGAACAAAGTTCAATGACTTTGGAAATTGATACTACTAGAGCTATTGCAGCTCAAATTTTAAGACATCGTAGTTTTACATTTCAAGAATTCTCACAACGCTATGCAAGTTCATCTCTGCTCGGCGATAAAATTCCTCTACCTGAACTTCGTCGTCAAGATGATAAGAATCGTCAGAACTCAATTGATGACCTTGATCCTTTCTTGACTCAGAACTTGGAACTCCAAATGCAGACTTTGTTTGATTCTTCGATGGCACTGTATCAACAGATGCTTGAAAGGGGCGTTGCCAAGGAGTGTGCCAGAAATGTTCTTCCACTCTGTACACCCACAAAAATTTACATGACGGGCTCATGTAGATCATGGATTCATTATATTACTCTGAGGACTGCTAATGGTACACAAAAGGAACACATGCAAGTTGCAGAATCATGTAAACAAATTTTTATTGAACAGTTCCCTACAGTTGCAGAAGCACTAGAATGGACTGTATCTGATTGACATATGAAGAATCATATGGTATCCTTAAGAAGATAAGGAAACAAAATCCTATTGATCACAGATTATGAACATTTTTGTAACTAATCAAAGTCCATCTAAATCTGCACAAATTCTTCCAGACAAGCACGTTGTCAAAATGCCTCTTGAGTGTTGTCAGATGCTTTCGATTATATACTCATCGTGGTATTATGATTGGGGTCCTATTCATAGAATAAATGGTCAACCTTATGCTACCAAGAAAGGTGCATTTCGTAACCATCCATGTACTATATGGGCTGCAAAAAACATTTACAATACTGCATGGTTAATTGCTCATGGTACTGCATTGTGTATGGAGTATACACATAGATATAACAAAGTACATGCATGTAGTCATGCTTTATTTGAAGCAAAGAAAATGTTTCATCACAAAGCAGACAAACCAATTACATACCACACTGAAGCACAAAATTTTACTCGAGCAATGCCAGATGAGTTTAAACATGACACAAGCATTGATACTTTTACTGCTTACAAAATGTACATTAGCAGCAAACCTTGGGTTGCATCTAATTATCTTCGTGACCCGTCCCGTAAACCAGATTGGATTTAACTATGCCAACTTATCCAGTAATAAATAAAACCACCGGAGAGAAGAAAGATCTCTCAATGACCATGAAAGAGTATTGTACTTGGAAGGATGAGAATCCTGAATGGGACAAGGACTGGTCTGCCGGATGTGCCTCTTCTGTCAGTGAAGTTGGAGATTGGAGGAACAGAGTTCCCGGAGATCTTCAGAAAAAAATCAACAACATTAAAAAAGGACATCACGGTTCTACAATTCAGGGATTCTAAGTATGCCAAGATCGAGAAAGAAAACTACACCAGATATTAATGGTATGTCTGCGAAACAAATGAAACGCAGGAAGCCAATTAACTCTGACATGTTGGTAGGTATTGAACCACTAACAGCCACTCAAGAAAAAGTATTTTCAGATTGGGAATCTAATAAAAATCTTTTCCTGTATGGCGCTGCTGGTACTGGTAAAACTTTTATCGGTCTTTATCTTGCTCTTAGAGAAGTTCTAAAGGAAGATAGTCCCTATGATAAAGTTTATGTTGTGAGATCTCTAGTCTCTACCAGAGAGATTGGTTTTCTACCAGGTGATCATGAAGATAAGTCATCGCTTTACCAGATTCCATATAAGAATATGGTAAAATTTATGTTTGAGATGCCAGATGACAATTCATTTGAAATGTTGTATGGTAACTTGAAGACTCAAGAGACTATTTCTTTTTGGTCCACATCATTCATTCGTGGTACTACATTTGATCGTGCTATTATCATCGTTGATGAGTGTCAGAACTTAAACTTCCACGAACTTGATTCTATTATCACCCGTGTTGGTGAAGATTGTAAGATCATGTTCTGTGGTGATGTTCAACAAACTGATCTTGTTAAAGCAAACGAGAAAAATGGTATACTAGATTTCATGAGTATCCTTCGTTTGATGGATGAGTTTGGTATGACTGAGTTTGGTGTTGATGACATCGTTAGATCTGGATTAATCAAGAGTTATCTTGTCAGTAAGATTAGTCTAGGATTCTGATGTTTAATCATGTACAGTTGAACTTACCTGATAAGTTAACAAGAGAAACTATTGATGGTAAGAGATACTACACAGTCCCTGGCTATGAGGGTACAAAACTAGTCTCTGTAACTACCGTGACTAGTTTCCAGTCTGCTAAGTCTATCGCAGCATGGAGAAAACGTGTGGGTGAGGAAGCTGCTAATCGAAAGACTAGACGTGCTACTAAGAGAGGAACTTCTATGCATACTCTCACCGAATATTATCTAAAGAATGAGGAACTACCAAAGGTTGAACCTCTACCAGAGTTTTTATTTAAATTTGCTAAACCAGAATTAGATAAGATAGACAATATTCATGCATTAGAAACTCCCCTATATAGTTTTAAGTTGGGTATTGCAGGAACCGTTGATTGTATTGCTGAGTACAATGGTGAACTTGCAGTAATTGATTTTAAAACTTCGGAGAAACCAAAACCTGAAGAATGGATTGAAGGTTATTTTGTGCAAGCTGTTGCATATGCTTGCATGTTGTATGAGTTAACTGGTATAATAGTCAAGAAACTTGTAATCATTATGTCCTGTGAAAATGGAGAATGCGTCGTCTATGAAAAGTATCACAAAAGAGAATACATTAGAAAACTTACTCAGTATATACGAGAGTGGAAGTTTGCTCATGAATAAAAGTAAAGAAGCTATCAACGAAGTTCTTGAAGAAAAGTTCATGACTTCTAGTAAGTTTTCTATGGAGATCGAAAACATTGTAAAGTCTAGTAATGGAGAACTCAATTACATTGAGGCTATCCTTACATTCTGCGAAGAAAATTCAATTGAATTTGAATCAGTTCCTAAATTGTTATCTAAAACACTGAAGGAAAAACTTAAGTATGATGCCCAGAGGTTAGCATTTATGAAAAAATCTTCTAGGGCAAAACTGCCTATTTGATATGGATGGGTACGAGGTTTATAAGATATACCTCGCTCTGAAACTACATTTCACCAAAGATACATATAACTTCTTTACTTTTAATGGTAAGTCTAGAGCGAGTCTATCTTCATTTGAAAAAAGAAACGATAGGTATTTCTTTAAGAAACTAGGTACAAAATTTAATAGGGAAGAGATCATAGAGTTTTTTGTAAGTCACTTTATAGAAAACGAAAATACCTGGATAGGTAATGTCTCTATACACAAATCAAAAACATACGCTGGGTGGAAAAATAAGATCCAGAGTATGTCATTTAATTTTAAGCAAGAACTAGAATCTTTATTTGACGATAATGATAGTCTAGATTCTTTGTTTAAAATTCACGATGGCAAACATCCAATTATATTGAGAGAATATTTATCTGGTAATGTTTGCATAGAAACCATGGTCATCTTAAATACCCTGGTCAACTATGTTCCATATTTTACTTCTAACATTTCTGATCCTATTGTTTGGCCGGAGATCAAAAAGAAGGTAGTAAAATACGAACCTTTCCTGTCAGTAGACAAGTCTAAATATAAAGGTATTCTGTTAAAATTATGCAATTCTTCGACAATGAAATAGTTCGTTCTGAAGCTGCAGAAATGATGCAAACCTATGAGGACATTGTAGACCTCATGGGATCTGTTAAATTCAAGACTCCAGAAGGACTCGATCTATACTTAAATAAAGTATCTCGTATGATTGAACTACAGGAAATGATATACTTTCGTGCTAAATATTCTAGTGAAGAAGATGCACAAGAGTTTGTGAATTTTCTGAACCTATCATTTCCACTGGTATCTGTCGAAGGTGAAACAGATGTCACCGATTCTTTTCGGCGGATGAAGTCCGATATCGAAAGGATGAAACAGTCAATACACAACGGTGGTTGACTAATCCCTGCCCATCTGGTATAATAGCTGGGTGGTCAAAACCACAAAGGCCAAATACTTACAAATACGGAGAATACACATGTCTTTTGCTGCACTCAAGAAAAATTCCAATTCATCTTTCGAGAAACTGACTCGCGAACTAGAGAAAGTTGCGAGTACACAACAAGGATCATCGAGTGATGATCGTTTCTGGAAACCAGAGATGGATAAGTCTGGTAATGGTTACGCTGTGATCCGTTTCCTTCCCGCACCTGAAGGGGAAGATCTTCCTTGGGCTAAAGTCTTTAGTCACGCATTCCAAGGACCTGGTGGATGGTATATTGAGAATTCGTTGACTACGATTAACAAGTCTGATCCTATTGGAGAACTCAATCGCGAACTGTGGAACAGTGGTCGTGATTCTGATAAAGAAATTGCACGTAAACAGAAACGCAAACTGTCTTACTACAGCAACATCTATGTTGTTCGTGACCCTCTGCATCCAGAGAACGAAGGACAAGTCTTCCTGTATAAGTTCGGTAAGAAGATCTATGATAAGATCATCGGTGCAATGCAACCTGAGTTTGAAGATGAAACCCCAATCAATCCTTTTGATTTTTGGCAGGGTGCTGACTTCAAACTGAAGATCAAGAAAGTTGCAGGTTACTGGAACTATGATTCTTCTGAGTTTGCATCTGTATCTACTCTTGGTAACTATGGTGATAGTGAACTAGAAGAAATTTATGCTAAGACTAATTCTCTTGTTGCGTTCACTGAATCTTCTAACTTCAAAACTTATGAAGAACTTCAGAAACGTTTGAATACTGTGTTGAATACTAAGAAACAACCACGTATTGATATGGAAACCGAAGAGAATGAGCTGCAAGATATGTCTGAGGGTCGTGGATTTAATGCGCCTGACATCACAATGTCTTCTAGATCTGCTGCACCTGTACCAGAACCAGTTCGTGAAGAAGTCAAACCTCGCGAATCAACTGACGATGACGATGCACTAAGTTTCTTCGCAAACCTTGCTGAGTTTGATGATTAATAAGAAGGGGGTCTTAGGACCCCCTTTTTTTATACCCGTTCTGAAATTCTATATCCGTCATCAGTTATTTTATAATCTGTAT